AGCGGCTTGGGAAGCGGCAGCAGCAGTAGCCATCTCAGCAGCAGCGGCAGCAGCAGCGGCTTCGGCTGCACCAGCAGCAGCAGTAGAACCGATAACCTCGGCTGCAATAAGAGGTTCTACGCCACTCACGACAACAGAGCCTTTCCTGCTAGTGCTGCACCAAGTACGCCTGCAAGCGGGTTAGAGTAACTAGGCGAAACCGTCTGCATCCCCTGTGGTGCACCAAAGGAAGATGAAAGGAATGACTGTAAGGCTGCGTATGGTGCTTGTTGTTGGTAGTTGAATCTTTGGATAGCGTCTTGTAGGGCTGCTTGTTGATAACTCTCTGCTGTCTGGCCCGCCTGAGCAAGTTGTGCAATGTCCGTGTAGTCCTGTGCAGCCAAACCTGGAGCAGCACCGATTGCCGCCTGTTGCCTACCTCTTTCTGCTTCGTAAAGGTCAAGCCCCATACCGAGTGCTTGTTGCTGTCTAGCCCTCTCTGCTTCGTAACCGGAATAACCCAACTGTGCAGCCTGCCCTGCAAGCGCGTTAGCAAGTGCGCCTTGTGCGCGTTGCTCTTGACTCATAAGGGCTTCGTTGGTTCCGTAGCGTCCGGCCTGAGAAGCACGAGACCGCATCTGGTTGATTGCGTCTTGGTACTGAGTCGTTGCTGCTTGGAACCCAGGCTGTAAAGCAGATGTGTAGTACGGGTTCTGTCCGAGATAACCACCTGCAACCGTGTTAGCTAAAACGGGACTTGTTGCTCCTGCCAAAGTCTCAGCACGAGAACCACCGAGTGTCGTTGCTAACTGCTGTTGCGCTAAAGGTACAAGCGGATTGCCTTGCATAGCCCTTGTTTGCATCGCAGAGAGCGCAGATTGCGTCTGCTGAGACGGGCCTACATAGGTCTGGCCTGTGTAGAACTCAGGAGCACCTTGTTGATAGAGTCTTTGCGCCTCGCTTAGTCCGTACTGAACATAAGGACGCATTGTCGGGTCAAGTTCGGTTCTCGTAACCGTGTTTGTCGTACCGCCAGCCATGTTAAACCTCTCTCACCCACTTACGGGGTCTAAAACCTAACGCCTTAGCCTTGCGATCCCAGCCTTTACGCCACGAATCAAAGCTGATAGTTTTCGCGCCACCATCTCTCGCAATGCGGAGAACATGATCCATGCCTGCATCAAAATCTCCCTTGCCATAAGCAACCCAAACATGCAAATTATCGCCCATAGGCTGCAAAACAACAAAGCCAACAACAGTGTTGTCCTCAACAAAAGCCCAAAGCATTGATCGCTGGTTAAAGCAGTCAGAATAAATGTCTTCTGGTATCCATGCTTCTGGACTCTTCTTGAGAACAACCTCAAGCCCTGGCTTGATGTACTGCCAGACCTTTCTGAGTTCATCTGGCTTGATATATTGCACATTCATCCGACCACCACATAGCCGTAAGTTCTATCAGAGGTTGCATTTGGAAAATGCGTAATCGTCGCGGACCCGTTCGTAACCGAAGAGATGTACACAAGCGGTCCGTCTGAAATGTGTTGAATGGTTACTATTGCAGATGGTGTTGCCGGTCTTGTAGGGCTTGATTGTGCGCCAATGTACTCTAACTTCACCTGAGTGCTAGCAGCAGCCCACATCAACTCAACATAGTCATTGGCAGCAAGATCTACAAACAAATTCAATGCAGCAATCAAATGCCCGTCAGTGCCACCATGCGAGTTCGGTATAGAAAACTGAGAATTGGTATTTGTGAGATCAGACCCGTTTTTACGCATCCAAATGTCTGCATCATGGATCTGTGTATCCGTATTTGCAAACTGAACCGAAAATTGCACGTTGTATTTGCCAGCAGCCCTTACGTTAATCCTAGAGGAATTGGACAAAAAAACGTTTTCGCTAAAGTCTGTGTTTGATAGCGTGATTGCGTAAGCTGTTGTTGTGCTTGCAACAGTTTGGTCGTTGACATCATAAAAAGAGCCAAACGGCAATCCGCTTACATAGGCAGCAGCAGAGTAAGGAACAAGGATGATCTTGCTTTCTACCCCTATTCTCGCGTCTGTGATCGTGGTTGTAGTCGCGTTTCCTGTGGCTAACGTCACCGTTCCCGTGTTGTTGGTCTTACCGTCCATGATGCCGCGAACAATCTCGGCAACAGCGCGTTGATCGCCACCAAACGGAGGCAGCGTACGGAAGATCATCTCAAGCCCTGCGGGACAATCGTGACATCCAAACCAACAGCAGATGACCAGACACCGGAAGGAATGGTTTTTAACCTGTGATAGGTTCCGGCAGACCTCAAGCCAATCCGATTATCGTCATTAGCCGAGTAGGTCGAGCCGGTAAAGTCGGTCTGTTGATTGAGCCTGCGTCTTGAGTTGATCTGGACCGAGCAAGAACCGCCATCAATAACCGGCCTAACCAAAGTAATAACGCTTGGCGTGTCGTTGAGCGAGAGATCAGGCGTGACGATGTTTGCTGTCAGGTTGGAGCCCGAAAAGGCAACGATCTTGGTTCCTAGCGTACCCGTCAAGAGGGTGGATGTAACCGTATATCCAAAGGAATCAAGGCTTGCAGGGAGCGTCTCAAGGCTTCCGTAAGCATCCAGTTGCTCTAAGGTAAGGCCAGACGAGGAAGTAGTCGTGATTGCGGTAGATGAGGCTATTGTGTCTACATTCACCTCACCATAGGACCATTTATTGAGGTTGAAATTGTAGATTAAGACAAAAGTTGACTGATCGACCGTCTTAAACGCCCAGATCACGAGGTTCTTAAGCGGGTCTACCGCAGCCGACATCGAGGAAAGTTGCGATATATCGACGTTATTGAAGAACCATCTGTCCACCTTCTCGACAGAAATGGACTCGACCGCTTGACCATTGCACCTGTAAAACCCGTCATCAGACAAAAAGAACGACATACCTGCGTACTGGATGATCGAGTTGGGTTCCATGCACCCCAAACCCCTTGAGATCGTGTCGAATTGGAATACAAGAGGGCTTCCAACGTATGACATCCTGACCACGGCACGATCCATGAACACAATGCCGTACTCGCCTCCGGTCAACCCCTTGACATGACCACCGTCTGGGATGTCTTGATAATCCGCTTGGGTCGTTGCAGCAGGAGTCCAGCTTGTCTCGTCACCTAACGCGCACCATTCAACACGGTTAGGGTAGACCGTTGAGCCATTATTAAAGCCAGCAACGACAAAGTCCCTCACGGTTGTTACATAGCGAGACTTAGGAGCGGCAGCACCAAGGTCCGCAAACAAGGTCGATGAGCCCATGAGGTAGCCCTGGAGCCTGTCGCCTCCATTAGCCGCGATCACTCGGTTGCCAAACTGTGTAAATCGCCACTTTTGATCTGATGGGGTTGTATACCCACCGGACTTAGAAACATCAGATAGATTCAGGTTCGTGCCTAGCTTGAAGAGCTTTGTCTCGCCACCCGCAAAGACCGTGACCGCTTCGTCAGGAGCCGCCGCAGCAACCACCGAATTAAGCGACTCTGAAGCCGCATTGCTCCATTCACTAGGCGAAGGTAGAGGACCATATCCAACCTGCTGAGGGATAACGTTCTTAGCGTCCACAAGGGCTCCAGCAACACCAGGCTGATCTGGGAGCCACTCGCCAAAGTTCACTCTCATCGTTTGGTTACCATCATCGTGAGAGGAACGCCCGAATACTGAGACTCTTCGTCAGACCTCGTGAGAGACGCAACCGCACGATCATACAAAGCACCCCAGGTCTGCAACCGAGGATCGTTCATAAGATAGGGTTCAGCCTCGCCTAGCGCTCCATACAAGACCGCGTCAGGACAATTGGCTAGAAAGACGTTCGATGTGTTGGAAGTCGAGAGAAAGTCAGGTGCGGCGTAGTACAAAATCTTAATCGTGTAATTGCTGTCAGGAATTGGCGCAAACTGAATTGTCGAGCCGAGGATCGTGTAGAAAGCCGGTACACCACTCTCGTTCGTCCTGCCATTTCTGATGAACGTACTTGGCGTTGAGTATGTGATCGGGAAGTCGGGATCAGAATCAACGTACACATCCCTTGCTTGCAGGAAGTCGCTAGGGAGGCTAATCGTAGCGACCCCACCGGTTGCCGCTGTCGATGTTTGTGTAAGCATCTGCCGCAGGCGTAAATCTCGACGAAGCCGTATTTCGGCAAGCTGGATGAAGTCGGGGATCGCGGCAGTAAGATCATCTCGTGAGAGATAATTAGCTATCGTCGTTTGCAGTGCGCTGTAAGTGTTTAGGGCCATATTCGACATCGCTCCATCGATATTCGTGCGTCCCTATGTGTCCTATCTCAAGACTCAATTCGTGATCCACGAACGTCTGAATACCGTGATCTAAGGCTTTCACGCAAAAATGCACATCTTCGCCAATTAGACCACCCGCCCCCCATACTACATCAAACCAGGGTTGGGGCATAGCGTCAAACACAGACTTGTGGGTTAAGACAACCCCAAAACCTACAGCAGTCACAGCCTCAAGACCCTTCTTACCGCGACTCTCAATCTTCTCGAAGATCTCCTTGTCTTGGTGAAAGTTTATGGCAGTGGGCAAGACAGGCTTTCGCCGCGTAACCGCATTGACCCCGACGATTTGTTTGCCGTGAGCTAACAGACGTTCTAAGGTGTTCTTGGGGAATCTCATATCTGAGTCCACCCAGAGTATGTATTCCGCGCCATCAGCCAATGCTTCTTTCGCTAAGGACTCGCGCTGAGAGAAGATGAGCGTACCTGGCGCTGTGTAGAGCAACAAAGCCCCACCGTGTTTACCAACCCGATTCGCTCCGTCATACGCAGCCAATCGAGCCATATCGAAAGACGTTCCCGTCATCATCGTGTCCCGACATGGGACGCAAAAAGCGACTTTCATACCTTACCTGGCCTCGTCCTGAAGTGTCTGTTCTCTGGGTCGTTCATCCACGCCCTGAATTTCTTTTCGTCTACGATAGCAAAGCCTCGCATGATCCCTTGATTGTTTAGATCGTCAATCACCGCATAAGGCAACTGAGCGTAACGTGTCCACTCACCCCAACGCTCACGCTCATCAGTGGCGTTATAGAGTGCCTTGTTTTGCTCGATGATTGCAGATATGTCTTGAATTCGCTCAAAGACATACTGGTCGTCGGTTGCATGAAATTTAGTTTTGAGCATAAAAAAAGGGAGGTTGTTACGCCTCCCTCTTTTTTACCACAGTTTTTGTTACGCTGTCTTGAGGTCAGCCAAAATACCGTGGGCAGCCTCGTTACGCATCTCCATCGTGAACTCAGCAAGAATCTGGGTCTTTTCAGAGTCACCAGTTTTTGCAAGCTCGTTCGTCTGGAACGGACGCAGATAACCAATCGCTGCGTACTCAGGGTCGAGGATGAACGCATCACGGCTACGGACGAAACGATCAGGTACAACAGAGATCGAGCCGAAGTCGCTCAGATAAACGTCAGCCGCGCCAATGATGGTCGTGGGAGCGTTATCGGGAGCCATGTAGCGCTGTGCTGCGATACCAGCAAAGGCAGACACCGTCTGCTTGAGAGCAGGACCAACAACGAGGATCTTGGGACTGCCGCCAGAGGTATAGACCTGCTGAACGCCATCCTTGAGGATTGCCTCGGTGAAGGTACGGGTCGTACCATCGCTACGGGTCGAAACACCGATGGTGGTGGGGTTAGCACCATCAGTGGTGTTGTAGTTCGAGTTGGTCTTGAGCCAAGACAACAACGAACCCATCTTGCGAGCCGTTGACGAGTTGCCAGCAGAACGTCCCTGGTTAGCAGCGATGATCGTCTCTTGGTCACGCTTAAGCTCTTGCGAAGCCTTAGAAAGCTGGTAAGCCTTCTCTGCGCGGCGACCTGCGAGATCAACAGCCATCATCGTGCCTGATACCTGGATCGTCTTAGCAACGATCTGGGTATAGTTACCAAGACGAGTCGTTGGGCTGATGGTTGCAGCCGTTGCATCGTCACCTTCAACCTGAGCGTTGTTGGTGGTTGCTGCTGCGAGGGTATCCGTCTGCCACTCGTGGTAAACAGCGGTTGCCTTCGTGCGAGCAAGCGACGAAAGGATAGGTGTTTCTGTTGGGCTGATGTTGTAGATAACATCAGTCAAATCTTCACGCTGGCCTACAGCCGTGAAGGTCTGGAATGTACCTGAAGGAACAGTCATTTCTAACTCCTAAATCATAAGAATCGTTCAAATACTCTGGCAGCGTCTTGACGAGATCCCGTCTTTCTCAGCCGCGCAAAGTCCTGTTTTGCAGCTTCTGTGGCTATGGTCTTACCTGTCGCGTTCCC